TATTGACATTGGCAACATTCTGTGTTAGCCTAGGATACTTAATTATTAAAGGAATTATTGATGTTCACAAAATTATTGGATAAAATTAAACAAATTAATATTGCTAGTTATTTTATAGCTTTCATTGTTGGTACATTTATACTGGCAGGTGTTGCCTTTATTATGGAAAACCCACCATTAAAAGAATATGAAGGTGGTATTCAAAATCGTTTGGTGTGGAATATCAAAGGCGAATGTTTCTTTGTTAGACCTGCCAACAATGCAGTATATTTAATTCGTGTTAATGATTGTGATAAAGGAACAAAGTGAAAACAAATAAAGATTTTAATCTAAGTAAAGAAACAAAAAGAATTTTATCTTCTTTGGCAGGTGAAAAACGTGGCCATTGGAAAAAAATGATGATTGAAGCAGAAGTATTGGAAAAACGTGCCAAGTTGGCGAAATTAAGTACCAAGTCTAATCAAGGAGAAGAATGATGGGTTTATTTGTTGAAGTTCAATCAGTAGATAAAGGTTGTGATGTTATTATTAATTTAGATGAGGTGCTTGAGATTGCTCCTTTGGCTGCAGGTGGTTGTGTATTGTTCTTTGCTGACCAATCTTCACCTGGTGGTAAAACATCTTATAAAGTAAAAGATTCTTATGAACAATTCCGTCAATTTGCAATACAGCCTGTTTCAGCAGAAGATATTGCTAAACGATTCCCTTCTAAAAAGCCAAATAAACCGGTTGACTTAGATATTCCTAAACTATAATGAACGATTTATTTTATAATGTATTTAATTGGATAAGTGATGATTGGAAATCAAATAAATTCCGCTTTATTGTGGAGTTATTGGCATGGGCAATCTCTATTGGTTGTTCTATTACAATGGCTCTCACCGTACCTAACCCACCGTTACTCATATTATATCCAATCTGGATTGCTGGGTGTGCTATGTATTTGTGGGCTGCTCATACTCGGAAATCTTTTGGGATGGTTGCTAATTACTTGTTACTTGTTAGTATTGATACAATCGGCTTAATTAGAATGTTATGAATATATTTTACCTTGACAATGATCCTGTAAAGTGTGCTCAAATGCACGTTGATAAACATTGCGTAAAGATGATTCTCGAATATGCTCAATTACTTTCTACCGCACATCGTGTGCTTGACGGTGTTCTTACTGATGGTGTATCTCAGTCTGGTCGCAAACGGAAGCTATATGTTCTCGAAGATGACCGTGATTCGGTATTGTATTCTGCCACCCATATTAATCATCCTTCTGCTGTATGGTGTAGACAATCTGATTCTAATTATATTTGGTTAGCCAAGCTATTGCATGAATTGTGTAAAGAATATACCTATCGTTATGGTAAAACTCATAAAGTAGAATCTGGTGGATTATTGAAAGCATTATATTGGAATCTACCAAACAATATACGAAAAGCCGCCAATTTCACACAACCTACACCTGCCATGCCAGATGAATGTAAGGTTGCAGGTGATGCATTAAAATCCTATCATAATTACTATGCCATGAACAAACAACACCTTTGGTCATGGAAAGGAAAGATAAATAGTAGAAGTAGACCATCATGGTTGAATGAGATATTAATGCAACGGTTACATAATACTAACCAAGAACTAGGATTGACTTATTAATGCCATCATATGATTTTTTAAATAAAGAAACAAATCAAATTGAAGAACACCGTATGTCCTATACGGTATTAGAGCAATTCAAGCTCGATAATCCACATCTAGAACGCTATCATTCAGCGGAGAATCTGCCTATTATGTCAGATGGTGTCCGTATGTCAGTACCAGGTATTGGGCAACCCCATGCTGCGTTTGAACATGGTGTGATTGAACGAATGAAAGCCACAATTCCCGGTAATACCATGTCAGGTCACAAAACCAAAAGACCAAGAGAATGGTAAATCTCCCTGCTTTACTCATTTACAAAGGAGTCAAATTTGATAAGAAAATTGCCCCCGTAGTAAAAGCTCAAAACCTATCCGACAACAATAATAATAGGGATTATAATGAGCAAAAAAAGAGGAATGTCCAAACAACAGCGGCTATATTACGAGTATCAAAACAAAGACAAAGTAAAACAAGAACTGATTGAATATGTCAAACAGGCAAGAGAAATGGAAAAGTATAAAGAATACTTAAATTTGAGTAAAAATTATTGGAACTGAAAAATGTTGTTTTTTATGAAGCCTAGTGTTATACATCTGGATTGTTTTACAAATAGACCAGATGTATATGAATATTTTAAAGTTGAACATTCACATAAATTTTTACCTGAATGGTGGAAAAAACTTCCATCAACTTTAGATAATAATAATGTACCATACATAGAACCTACAATTAAAAACTGTATTGGATTCAATCAATTCTACAATAAAGGTATTACTATACCTTTTTGGTCAGATTTTTCATTTCTTAAATTGGAAAATGGTCCTTACAAGTTTGAATTTTCTGATAAGAGAACTGAGGTGCTACAACATTCGTTCCATCAGATGGAAGGTTATTTAAATTCAAATGACTATGCACATTTAAAAATTATTTCTCCTTGGTTGTTTTCAACAAAACAAGACATTAAATGGTCATGGGTTGCAAATACATGGGCATTAGATGATTTAACAAATATCACAATTCCTCCTGCAATTGTAGACTACAAATATAATAATTTTACATATATTAATATGTTTGTAAACATTAGTAATTTAAGAAAAAATAAATTTCTTATTCAATCCAAAACTCCTTTAGTTAATATAATACCATTATCAGATAATAAGGTTAAAATCCACAACCATTATGATCCAGATAAATTCTTTTTAATATCTGAAAAAGGTAATAGGTTTTCCTACACAAATCTTTATAATAAAAGAAAAAAGATTGTCAAAGAAAAAAAATGTCCTTTTGGATTTTAATAGATTATGAAAATTTCACATAATCAAAAAGTAAGAACATTACAATTAATCAACCATATATTAACTCCCGTAGGAATATTTTATAGTATCTATACAAAAAATTATGAATATTTGTTTTTGTCAATTGTTTTATTTTATTTTATTGGCATTGTTGGAATCAATATTTGTTATCATAGATTATTAAGTCATAGAAGCTTTGAAACTTATAATATTATAGAAAAAATAATGTCTTTAGTTGGAGTATTGGCCACAATGGGTTCACCTATTGCATGGGTATCAGTACATCGACAACATCATTTATACACAGACACAACAAAAGACCCACATAGCCCTAAAATAAAAGGTGCTCTAAAAATATGGTTTGGATTTTGGGGTAATGTAGTAATTGAATCTAGATTTGTTAAAGATATGTTAAAGGACAAATTTCAAAAATATTTACATCAAAATTATTTAAAGATAATATTAATTTATTGTTTATTGTTGGTGTTTATAAATCCTTGGTTAATTATTTTTTGTTATTGTGTGCCAGCATTTCTTATATTTCACGTTTCAAACGGCACAACCGTTATATCTCACATATATGGTTATAAGACATATAAAACTAATGATAATTCCAAAAATAGTTGGATTGGTAGTCTAATGACTATGGGTGAAGGATGGCACAACAACCACCATGCTCAACCTTTGAATTGGAAATCAGGTGAAAAATGGTGGGAAATTGATCCAACTGCATGGGTAATAAAATTAATTAAAAAATAATGTTTGAAATTAATGAACCATATAAAGTTATTACTGAAGATTTTTTAGACAGTAAAATTTACACTATTGATGATTTTTTTAAAAATCCTAATGAGATAGTTAATTATCTAAAATTAAATAAACCCACTTTACATAAAGTATGGGAAATGCCATCGCATAATACGGTAGATTTTTTTGAAGGTAGACATTTTATAGAACACAATAATATTTTATATCTACAAGAAAAATTGGCTAAAATTTGTAATAGTAAAGGCTGTTGCAAAAATACAATACACAGCAATATTGCAAAATTTATAAACAAAGAATTTAATGATTATGAGAACTGTTATTGGTGGCCTCATCGAGATTCTGGATGGAATGGATTAATATATCTAAACAATATGGAAATTGATGGTACAAATTTATATGAAGAAATTTCAAATGACCAAGATATTATACAGAAAAATGAAACCAGAGAACACCATGAACCTTGGAGAAATAAGCAACATTATAGAATTATAAAAACGATCCAATCTAAGTTTAATAGAATGGTGTTATTTGATGGTAAGAAATTTTTACATAATATGGCTATCAATGATGATACCTTTTTCCACCAAGAAAGAATGAATTTGGCTGTATTTTTTGCGTAGTTGCGTAAAAATCATATATAAATAAATGAATAACATTTTGGAATAAAAATATGCCATCAATATTACCATCATCTGGACAAATTAGTTTAGTGGATTTGTATAATACTTTTGCTAATACCTATAGCATGAACGGTTATTATCGTGGTCAAGGTGCCGTACCAAATTTTGTAGAAAATTCCGCTATTGCTACTGCTGGTGCTCTTGCTATGAATCAATTTTATGGAGCGATGAAATATTTTACGTTTGATTATACATTAGATTCTGGTTCATATTCAACAAATTTTAATTTTAAAACTGCTGCGGTAAATGCTGGATGGAATGGTTCCCAACCAATATTGTCATACATTACATTTAATGGTGTTTTAGGATCCACCACACCTTACGATTATGCTTTTACTACTGGTGGTATAACTCAACCATATAATGAACATTTAATTATTGTAACTGTTGGATCGGGTGCGTATATTACTGGTGCTGGTGGTCCAGGAAACTACACTGGTACTGCTGGTCCAGCAATGAATATTGATTTTCCAATTTTATTATATAACAACGGTGTAATACAGAGTGGTGGAGTTGGTGGTAGTGGAGGATCAGGTGGTTATGGTGGCGGTGGAGCTGGTTATTATGGTGGTGCTGGTGCTGGCACGGGTGATAGTGGATCATTAACTTCGGGTGGTGGCGGAGGATATAATTCTGGTAAAGGTACTACCAACGGAAGTGCGGGTTCTGGTCCTGGTGCTGGTGTTGCAATACAAGGAAGTTCTTTAGTTAATTATGTGACTACTGGAACAATTTATGGATCACGAAATGGTTAAAAATGAAAATTATAATTAATAAAATTGAACAAGAAGTAACGACTATAGTTGATGAAACCATTACTGTAACTAAATTGAAAGAAGTTAATTTTTCAGATGCTATAGAAGGTTCTTATTTACTGTATAGTCCTGTTTCTGGAGAAAATATCCAAGCAAATACTTTAGTAGAAATGCAACAACTGTATAATACAATAACCGATGACATTGAAGATTATAAGCAATCAGTAAATAATCCTTTAAATTTTGCTTATCGTATCATAAAAAATGGATATCCATATGACTCCGATGAAAATAGTCAAGAACCTTTTTGTTTGGAGATTTTATAATGTTTAATCTTTCTAAAAAAGTAATATTACAAAATTGTAGGTTGTTAATTGATAGTGTTGAACTTAGTGCAGGCGAAAATCATATAAGTGTATTACTTACTGATACGTTGGATCCTAATACCTATCCTATTCGTCATGTAATTCTTAATGGAGAATTTTCTGTTAATTTTCTTGACTCAAATGAACCAAGTGATAGTGGTACTGTTGGTGATGTTTTTCCTTCAAAAATATATTTAGCAAATTCATATCAGATTGTTTCACAAATGGATAATTCAATCTATTCTTGTGTTATACCTTCCAAAAATGAAAAACTTATACAGAATACTAAAAATTTAAATGTGGGTGAATTAATGACAGTCAAACTTGGCCAATTAGCATTTATTTTTGGACCTGAATTTATTGTGAATTCAGTTAAAAAAAATAATCTTGCAGTAATCGCTTGTGAAAATAATCCAGCAAAAGTGGTAGCTACAAAAAGTTGTAAGGTTATAACTTTTCATTCATCGTACTATACTATCTAACTGATAATATTATATAATGAATAACTTGATTGAAAATGCTGTTGATTCTATATTTGGATGTCCCATATTTGTAAATGATGCCCAAGGTGAAGAATTACAAAAAGTTCAAGATGAACTCTCAAAAATAGTTCCAATATTATCACCAAAATTATCCGATTCTTCCAATTATCCTTGGGATAAAGGTATGAATGGTAACAAACTAAATTTAAATTTACCAATTAATATAATTGATGAGCATAATTTAATTAATTTAAAAAATTATATTTTTAAATGTGTTGGAAATTATTTACAAGAAATTCAAGCAAAACCCTGTAATTTCTATATAATCGATTCTTGGTTAGTTGAATTGAAAAAAGGTGATTATATGGGAAAACATAATCATGGTATGTCACACATTTCTGGTTGTTATTATTATTCATCAGATGAAAATGCCGGAGATTTTATTTTGTTTCCACAAGGTGCGCAAACAGTTCATTCTTTTCCTTCAAATTTTAGTGAATCACCTTTCTATTCTCCGAGCGTACATTACAAACCAAAAACTGGTAGACTTCTTTTATTTCCTGGTTGGACTGAACATTGTGTTGCCGAGTGTAAGTCGGATGTGTTAAGATATAGCTTACCTTTTAATATTAATTTGAACTTATTATAATGTTTAATTTTTGTCCTCCTAAAGTCCTTGCTGACTTAAAATCTGAGACCTTTCCTGATGGTAAGCGCTATTATACACTAGAAGATGGTACTAAATTGCCTTCTGTCACCACAGTTCTTGGTGCTCAGAAGAAAGAGGCCATTATGAAATGGCGCAAGAGAGTTGGTGAAGAAGAAGCTAATCGTGTATCAAGAGTTGCAACAGGTCGTGGTACCAATGTACATACATTATGTGAACGATATTTAAACAATGATTCATTAGGTGATATTATGCCTGATGCCAAAGAAATGTTTATGTCGTTAAAACCATTACTTAATCGTATTAACAATATTCATTACCAAGAGTGTGCCTTGTGGTCCAAACAATTGGAAATGGCAGGTCGTGTAGATTGTATTGGTGAGTTTGATGGTGAGTTATCAGTAATTGATTTTAAAACATCCAAAAGAATCAAATCGGGTGCTGAGATTGAAGATTACTATTGGCAAACGGCAGCATATGCTTTGATGTATGAAGAAATGATTGGAACACCTATAAATAACCTAGTTATTATCATGGCTGTTGAAAATGAACAACCATTAATATTTAAACAACAAACACAAGACCATATTCCAGGTTTGGTAAAAGCAATAAAATATTATAAGGATCAGAAATGAAAAAGTCATTATTAATACTATTATCAGTATTATCTCTAAATGCCTTTGGTTGGACACAAAGACCAAATGCGGCACAAGCACAATGTATTCCTCAAGCGCCTTATGGATTCCCTTCAATAAATCCACCAACATATCCAATTTGCCGTGAAGCCTATTTTGTTGGTTATGATACTGCCGCTAAACTACCTCGTTATGTAACATATACTTTACAACCACAAAATGCTTTAGGTTGTTGGCCTCGCACCAATGCTTTTGTTAAAGATGAAACTACACCTAATGGTGCAAAGCCTGAAGATTATGCCGGTACAGGATATGATAAAGGTCACATGGCACCAGATGGAGATTTGTCATGGTCACAGCAAGTTGAATACGAATCTTTTTTAATGACAAACATGGCACCTCAAGCCGGATCTTTGAACCGTGGCATTTGGAAGTTACTAGAAACCAATGTTCGTGGTTGGGCTGTACAACGCAATCAGGCCTATACTATATACGTTGGTGGTTTATATGGCGTTACTGATAAGAAGATTGGTAATGGTGTAGTTGTACCACACGGTTATTATAAAATTGTAATTAATAATGTTACAAAAGAAGTTGCTGGTTGGGGATTCCCACACACAGAACCTTACCCCAATCTTGGTAATGATTTAACTAAATTCCGTGTAGGTATCGCAACGATTGAAGGTCAAGCAGGTGTCAAGTTTGCTTTCCCTAAAAACGCCAAGGAACTTGCACCTGGTCAAGAATGGCCAATAGATTATGGTGCCTTGACTAACGCCAAGCGTGCCAAATGTGGTAGTAATGCCAAAGATGATTGACATTTAGGTAAATTTATGTTATACTAGTTTCCTATTTCGTAAAATAGGTGGTGGGTCGGACTTAATTTGGATAAATAATATTACTAGGCAACACACACAACCGTCTAGTAACACACAAACACACACAGGAGTAATAATATGAGCATGACACCGTATGAAATTCGGTTAGAATTATTAAAGATGGCACAAAACCTAGTTTCCGATGAGTATTCTTATTTAAGAATTGCTAAATTAGAACAATGGCAAACACAGGTTGAAGCAGCAAAAATTGCTGGCCGTGAATCTCCTGATATCCCAGAGCTGCCACCATTTCCCACAGAAGCAGATATAGTTAAGAAAGCAGAATCACTTAATCTATTCGTTTCACAAACTCCTCCACAATCTGAAGTAAAAATAACAAAGAAAACGAATTCGTAATTGGAGAAATCGTGCGGCCGTTTGGCACGAACATCAAAAAGGAAGAAAGATGTTAAGTATTAAAAAAACTATAGCAGTTACATTGAGTCTGTTGGTTATTGCTTATGTTACACCAACATTATCTAATGAAGTTACTAAGAAAGAAGTTTCTGAAAGTTACAATAAGCAAGTAGAATGCCTTGCCAAAAATATCTACTATGAAGCTGGATCAGAATCTTATGAAGGTAAACTGGCGGTAGCACAGGTCACATTGAACCGTGTTAATTCTGGAAAGTTTCCATCCGATATCTGTTCAGTTGTCTATCAAAAGACAGTAGACCAAAATTTAAGAACCGTTTGCCAATTCTCATGGACTTGTATGGCTAAAGAATTGGTATCAAAGAACAAGTATACATGGGAAGAATCTGAAATGATTGCCAAACGTGCCTTGACAGAACCAGTCCTACATGATACAATAGCAGAATCAAATGCATTGTATTTCCATGCAGTTTATATAAAACCAGGTTGGAGTAAAACTAAGGTCGTTAAACAAATAGGAAACCATATATTTTATAGTAAGATTTAATATGCCAAGTCGTGATGAGATTAAAGAATTTAGTATGATGGTAGAAAAACTGGCGACAGATGAACATTTAACATTAATGGATGCCATCTGTCACCATTGCAAAGAAACTGGATTGGAAATTGAAGTGGCTGCTACAATGATATCTTCTGCTCTTAAAGCAAAGATTCGTGAAGAAGCACAAGAATTAAATTTATTGAAAAAGAGTTCAAAACTGCCAATATGACCGAGAATACAGGCTTTGCGGCCTTCTCATTATATAATGCTTTAAAGTTACATTTTACTTCCAATAGTTATGATTTCTTTAAATATAATGGTAAGACCAATGTATCCCAACAATCTTTTCTGAAACGAAAAGACAAATACACTTTCTACAAACTTTCCCGTAAATATTCTATAGAAGAATTAAAACAATTTTATGTTGCCAATTTTTTGGATGGTGACAAGTGGGTTGGTGACATGAACACCGCCAACGGAGAAGAAGTGTATACCAAGTGGCAAAAAACACAACAAAGCTTGACTTATACCTTTGAAAATGATATAATGGTTTTGTTAGATGAATGTGGTACACCAGATGATATGTTGGATGTTAAAGATGGTAATTATCCACTTTTGTTAAAGAAAACTCAACAGAATATTATACATTTAGAAACATTGTGTATACTAAATGATATTATGAATTTCATTCCAATGTGGGATAAAAAAATTAATGATGATATTATCTGGCCAGATTTTAAATTAAAATGTTTAAAATATACCCCGTTCATACATTATGATAAAGAAAAGTTATTACATATATTAAAGAAAAGAATTAAAGAATATGCAGAAGCCAAAAATTAGTATGATATATTTGGACATGGATGGAGTTATTGCTGATTTCAATGCTAGGTATAAAGAACTATACAAGATTTATCCAAGTGAAGCTGATACCTATAAAGTGTTTGATAGCTTCTTTACACAGTTTATTGCTGACAAACAGTTTGCCAAATTAGATTTAATGTCTGATGCAGTAGAACTGATTGAATATCTAAAGACTTTATCTATACCGACCGAAATTCTATCTTCAACATCATCCGAAAAGCGTGATGCTGAGATTAGAAAACAGAAATTGGAATGGTTAGATAAACATAACATTACATTTCCTGTAAATTTAGTACCAGGTAAAAGATTTAAAAAAGATTATTCCAACTCAAATGTAGTATTGATTGATGATACATCCGTTAACATTGACCAATGGCGTAAAGAGGGTGGTATTGGTATACTCCATACCGATACTGCCACCACATTGGCAATATTGCATCAATACATTTGACAATGGATAAATACTATGATATAGTAGTTGATTATGAGCAGTAATTTGATAGCAGTTATATTCCGTTAATACACCGTTTATACGAAAGGTAGCACAATATGAGTTTCGCAAATCTAAAACGCCAATCTGGCAATCTCGATAAATTATCTAAAGCAATCGAGGCACTCTCCCAAACATCCGAAGGTGGTTCAGAGAAATCTGATAATTTCTGGCGTCCAGAAGTTGATAAGGCAGGTAATGGCATGGCCGTTATTCGTTTTCTCCCAGCATCCGAGAAAGATGGTGACGATGGTCTGCCTTGGGTTAAAATCCATTCACATGGATTCCAAGGACCTGGTGGTTGGTTAATCGATAATTGTTTGACCACAAAGAATCAACAATGTCCAGTATGTGAACACAATTCTACATTATGGAATTCTGGCATTGAAGCAAATAAAGATGTAGTTCGTAAACAGAAGCGTAAATTAAACTATATCGCCAATGTATACATCGTTTCGGATCCTAAACATCCAGAAAACGAAGGTAAAGTGAAGTTGTTCCGTTTTGGTAAAAAAATCTTTGATAAAATTACTGAAGCAATGAATCCACAATTCGAAGATGAAACACCAGTAAATCCATTTGATTTATGGAAAGGTGCTAACTTCAAGTTGAAGATTCGTAAGGTAGAAGGTTATCAGAACTATGATAAATCAGAGTTTGATTCTCCATCTGCTTTGTTATCTGATGATGATGAGTTGGAAAAGATTTATAAGTCCGAGTTCTCTTTGCAAGAATTGATTGCAGATAAAGAATTTAAATCATATGATGACTTGAAGAAGCGTCTTGACAAGGTTCTTGGTTTGAATGGTGAAGCACCAAAGACAACTGTAGAACAAGTTAAAGCAAAAGAGTTCTCTGCACCTAAGAAACAAGCAGAAGATTCTCCGTTTAAAGATGACACTTCAGAAGATGAAGATATGGCTTACTTCTCTAAGCTTGCCGAAGAAGATTGATAGTAACTTTGTTATGAGTATTGTGAACCCACCGAAAGGTGGGTTTTTTATTGGCTAAACTATTCTGGTGTTATAGAAAACCATATCCTGAAAAGTTCCTTCATCATTTCTAACAGATGGTATCGTAACTTTTCTAACATCTTTATTTACATCAACGTTAACAGAATTATTTGTAGGAGTCATTTCATTTGAACTAATTGGTTTTGGTAAGTTTAAATTAGAATTTTGTTTTTGTACATCATTAAATTTTTTACTTACTGAATCTGATATTTGATTCATTAATTCTGGACCAGCTTGTTGCCTTGGTTTTGCTTCTTTTTTAGTGGCCTCTTTAGGCCTTAATTCTTCCGGAATAGAATTTCTATTTTTTATTTCAGATTCAATATCATCCAAAAACTTGGCTTTTGCTTTTTCTGCATCAGTAGCATTTCCTTTTTTTACATATGCTCTTGGATCTCCATAAGCAATCATCAGTTGTCGTTTTGCATCCAATTCTTCTAATGATGAATTAGCTATACCTTTTTTGTCAACTTCTGCAGCTTTAGCTTTTAATGCTTTATCCTTTTGTTCTTCATCATAAGAGGGTAACTGTGGCATATAATCGGCTTGGCCTTCACCTTGGCCACCTAATGCCTTTTTAGTTTGTTCCTCATCAGTAGATTTCCACAATTGCCATATTGCATAAGCTATTCCTGCACCAGCAGTAATAGCAAGTCCCAATGGTGTCATTAATAAAAATCTTCCAAGTCCAAATAATAATTTACCTATAGTAGAAAGTCCACCAAAAGAAGAAACTATTGATTTAATAAAATCAGTAATACCTTCAATTACCGACATAACACCTTTGATTGCATCATCAATTAAACCTGTTACAATACCAATTATTCCACCTAACAGACCTCCACTATTGTCACCTTTTTCTTCTTTAGTTGCCGTAACAGCGGTTACACTAATTTGTTTTTTTCCATTTAATGCATCAATAAGTTCTTTATGTCGTTTTTGTTTTTCTAATTGATATTCTTCTTTTTTATTATTCTCTAATTCTTTACGTTTTTTATCTTCTTCATTTGTTGATTTTAATAAATCATAAATTTTTAAAAGAATATCTATTACTTTATTATCACTTTCCAAAGCATTAATTTTTGTTGCAGTTTCATCTACATTTTTAGCTTTTGGACTACCAGAAAAATATTGTATATCTTCTTTTTTTCTACCTGTCATACTTCCAAGTAAAGCGGGAGCAAATTTAGATCCTCCTGTCATAAATTTAGCAATATTCAGAAGGTCAAATTTTTCTTTTATACCAACTGAGGTTGCTTTAGTTTTTTCGGATATTGTTGACTTAATTGCAGAACCTAATTTTTGTCCTTCAGATAACTTTTCAGTTAAATGTGAGATATATCCTTCACCTCTTATTTTTTTTGCTTGTTGATAATTCATTTTATTCTTGCCTTTTTAAGATAAGGATTTTCATCATTCACTTCCGGTGAATCATTACTTTCTGTTGTATTTGCATTTATATTTGTCGAACTTGAACTTTTTTTGGCAATTTGTTGTTGTTCTATATCTTTCTTTAATCTTGTATTTTCTTTAGATGAATTATCTATTCTATCTCCGCCCACATTTCCAGCAGAATGAGGAGATGCCAATCCACCTTTTTTCTGTAATCTGCTTTGTAATATTCCTTCAAATTCAACCGCACGAATTTGATGTAATTCAGGATTATTTCCAATAGGATATCCTTTATCTGTCATTACCTGTGCAACTGTTTTATTTTCACCTTTTTGTATTGACTGATAAACTGCAGCTGCACCGCCTGCACCAATATAATGAGCCATGTACTCATAACCAGGTGTAATCGGTACTCCCATTTTTTTAAGTGTTGCTACATCTTGAGTATGTAATAATTCTTGTAACTTCTCCTGTACTTGCGGAGAAAATTTAGTATTCATGTCTAAACCAAGTTGTTGCACCAGACCAGGTGCACCTTTTCTACCAAATAATGTAGAAGGCATGAATTGATATTTTCCTACTGCACCTGCACCTTTATTATCTTGAGACCTATATGCACCAAATTCTTTTACTTCCTGTAAGGTCATATCTGTTAATTTTTTACCAGAAAATTCTTCAGGAGTTTTTAAACCTAATGTATTTGTCAATTTGCCAGATTTATCTAATCTATCTCCATAAGAAACGTTATAGTTTCCTCCAGATTCAGCTCCACCAATAGCAGAACCCATAGTTCCTGCTGCAAGCGCACCAGCTCCAGCGATTGCTACATTTTTTTTAGTGAATAAATCTCCTATAATACTGCTACCAGTTTTTTTCTTTGCTAAAGCTTTTTTAGCTAAATCTGTAGCTTCAGAAAGTTTTTGTGAGGGTTTTATTTCTTTTTTTTCTAAAGATGGTTTTTTTGAACCTGTGCTTTTTTTAACTTCCCCTTTATTTTCTATTTTGGGAATTTTCTTTTGTTGTTCTTCTACTCTTTTATTTAATTTACCATCAATTTTGGTTTCTTTTTTGGATTTTTTTTGTTTTTTTCCAGTAAGTGCTTCAATAAGTTTTTCATTTCTAAACCTATCTTCTTCATCATTTTCTTCATCTTTTGAAAGACTTTCTTCAAGGTCTTTTTTTCTATCATCTTCTATTCTACACATTAAACGATAAATTAAACCTAAAACTTCAACCATAGATTCATTACTACTAGAATCTTGTAAATCCAAACCTTTTAATTTTTTCTTTCTTTTTTTACCAGTAAAAAATGATATATCTTCTTTACTTCTACCCATCAACGCACCAACTAATGCAGGTGCAAACTTAGAACCACCAGTGACAACTTTGGCAATATTCATGGGATCAAATTTTTCTTTAATACCGGTAAATGTGGCTTGTGTTCTATCGGAGATGGCACTTTTGATAGACGAACCTGTGCCTTGGCCTGACGATAACCTATCCGTCATTAAAGAAAATAAACCTTGTTGTCTGATATCCTTAGCTTTACCGTAATCCATTTACTATTTCTTTTGTCTTTCCCGTATTCTTTGATTTTCTTCTTCAATATACTGAATCAACAAGGAAATGTAAATATCTCTTTCCCAAGGCATCATATTTTCAAGCTCTGACAAACTATACTTATGGTGTTGCATCAATGAAAAGTTTGTCTTATAATAATTACTCAGATTGTCATGACGAAAAATTAGCCGAAAAAACTTTCGAGGCCTTCTGCTTCTATTTTATGATGGAACCCACATTTTGAACATTCTATTTCAATTACTTCTTTTAATTTTGGTAAGTTATTAAAAAAATCTTCAACTTTTGCAAATTGAGATTGATTCATACCTTCAACAAATTCCAACATTTCTCCCGGTTGTGCTTCTGAACCATAATAGAATTGTTCTCCATCATAGATATATTCAATTGATTTAGCAATCATATTGAATGTTGTTTCAGTAATATTTTCATATTTAATAGAATCGTGTAAAATCCCAAATTCTGGATATTTTAATTTAATAGAAATTTTATCAGTTAATTGAATTTCTGGTGAAATTGAATCGTTTTTTTCAACTTCAATATCCAATAAATTAATTTCTTTTTCCATCAAATTTCCACAAACTTTACCATCAACTTCATTATTGCACTTATATTTGGATTCCACAATTTCACCAACAGATTTTGCACGAAGATTAATAAAATAATATTCTACATCAATAATTGGTAATTTTTCAATATCAATATCTTCAGTTAAAGTGCAATTGTGAAGAATATCCTTTACATTTTGGTGTATTGTAGAAGTTTCACTAGATTCTATTGCCATTAATAAATTTCGTTGTTCTTTAACCAAAAAAGGTCTATATTTGATTTTCTTTTTTGATAAAGGCAACTCAATCTCATAAGTCGGTGTATCAAGTTTAGGTAAAGCCATTTTATTTTCACTCCATGTTAAAAATTAATTATTTAAAAAAATTGCCAATCGATGAACTACCAACAACATTATCAACCATGTCGGCAACTTGATTGATACCATAATCAACCAATTGCATTGCAAGAGCCTGTGTTGAGTTGTTTTCCCAACGGGTATAAGCAAAAGTTACGTTTAATTTGTGATAACCATCACTACCCCAATCTAAATCCAATTGATTCATTGAAATTGGATAAGCATCATACAAATTAATTGAATATGATAAATCCCCAGAAACATCATATTGATTAATTTTAAGTATTGTTGCATAATCACCTTTATAACGAATATTGTTATTATATAAAGGATTAATATAATTTAACCACGCATCAAATAGTACTTTTTGTTCCATATTGTCATCAACAATAAATGTTAAGTCAATATCATTGTAAGTATTTAAATATGGATACTTTTCAATTGGTCCATAAGTTCTTTGTTCTGTAGTTGCTAATGTTCTTCCTGGTAAATTGGCATTTTCACAACGATATTTTAAGGATTTAACAGAAGAAACATAAGGTATCATCACCAATGGAATGGTAACATCAACATCAAACCTATTGGTTCGTGCCACATCTTTAGTAAAACTTGATTTAAAATCGTTAATATTACCTGCCATTTTAGTTCCTTATTTCTTCCATTGATTCTTGCCATACTTTAGCTGCCGATGCCTTTTTAAACTGCTGAATTGGCAAGAATGCCGCTATGTCCCATTCGTTGGACTGGATGGCAAGTATTTTTGACTGTATGTGACTAGTCAAGTATCTTTTAAGACATGGTTTAAACGCTTTAAGGCTCTTGGACGCAGTTAAAATATCGTAGGTGACTCTCAACCTTTCTATTTCACCGGCATCGTTCAGGTCAGCGAATTTCATTAGTTTACCTAAAAAGGCAATTCTATATTGAAATGGTAAATAATGTAAATTTAAACCTAAGAATCCATCAGCATATCTGTCCAATACCAATACCATTGGAAAACGGTCATAATAGTCCAGTTTTTCTTTGGTTTTTGGATCATAATAAAAACAATACATTCCACCCATTCTGAAACCGGTAGTTTGTCTGTATGCTTCTCTACTTAATCCATTTGGTATGGCACTTGGATTTTTAATTTCAGCAATCCTATTGGCCAGCCATTCCAAAGATTTTTTAGACATTACTCTTAAATCTTCAGGTCGACTTTTTGCTAGTTGTGTAAGTTTTGATTCCATAAGATTATTTAGTTAGAGTCCTAAATGCTCTTCAGTCATCACACGAAACTCCCAGCCACGGTCTAAACAAAATTCTTGTGCGGCTTTCCATTTAGCCTGATTGACACCATAAGTCACAACTTCATTGATATACTGTTTGGTTACTCTTTTTTTTGGTTCCGGAGGCAAAGTCTGTCGTTTTGGTTTAACTTCTATGAGTATAGTTTTAAACTTACCATCTCTGGTTTTGGCTTTAACAAGAAAATCAGGAAAATATCTGTGAAATTTGTTATCTGATGGTGAGATATAAGGAATGATGAGTTCTTCTGAAGCCCACGATATAATGTTGTCGTTTCGGTCAAGCCAATCCATGACTTTGCATTCCCAGCTTGACCTGTAGACGATATTATTATAATCCCCAATATATTTTTGTGGATTTTTAGGGGTAAACTTTCCAGAATATGCCATAAATAGTATATATATTCACTTATTAAGAGAGTAACATGGCCATTATTTCTATTCCAACATCTATCGGTGGAGTATCCATACCTGGACTATCAACAAATGGTCCTTTAGGTTTGTTATATAGTAATAAATTTAAAGGTGCAAATTTTCAATATCCTAGAGATTTAGGTTCTTTACCCAAAGGACACGTTATAACATTCACAGCAAATGAAATTATACCATCAGATTATGCCCCAACTTTAGAATCAACATTTAATAAAATTTATGCTGGTGGTAAATCACTTATTAATAAAGGTTTTGAAACTTATAAAAATGGTGCTGTAGACAATTGGAAAACTCTCGGTGAAAATTTTGTTCAAGAGGGTGAAGCACTTGCAGTTCCTTTAACCGATATGGGAAAATCTTTAATTAATGAAACGAATTTAAGTTTAACAAAAAGACGAACTACTCCTAGAGATACTATTGCATTATATATTCCAGATACTATGGCTTTTGGTAATTCAGTATCATATGGAAAATTAAGCACCAGAAATACCTTATTAAAGGTTGGTTCAGCTGTTCCCTTATTAGGAAAAGCAGTTAGTGGAATTGCCTCAATACTTGAATCTGATGTTACTAAATTGGCATTAGCAACACAAGGATTAGCATTAAATCCTGTTGACCAAATGTTATTTGATGGTATTGATTTCAGAACATATCAAATGGCTTTCACTTTTACTCCTTATTCCAGAGAAGAAGCAAGAGAAGTCCGAGATATTATTAAAACATTTAGAAAATGGGCAGCACCAAGAATAATGAATGGTGCAGCTGGAATGTTTTTTGAACCTCCAGCAACTTTTTCTATTCTTTTTCGTAATAAAGATAAAGAAAATGATTGGGTACCAAAAGTAGCTGAAAGTGTTATTGAAAGTATTGATGTTAATTATTCTCCTAATGGCTGGGCAGCTCACGATGACGGATCTCCTGTGCAAACAATGCTAACACTTAATTTTAGAGAGATAGCTTTGATTGATAGAAATCAAGTTGTTCAAGGATATTAAAAATGCAATATTTTAATACTTTACCAAAAATTATCTATACACAAAATAGAAAATCTACAATATACACAAATTTAATGGCAAGGGTTAGTCTTTACCCACAATTATTAAAAGACCCATCATTATATTACCAATATGATATACAAGAAGGTGATACGCCAGAAATTATTGCTGAAAAATATTATGGTGATTCTTATAGATATTGGATTGTAATGTTTGTTAATCAATTAATGGATCCAATTTGGGATTGGCCAATGTCGCAACAAGAACTTCTTTCTTATCTTAAAAAGAAATATGGTTCAGAATATGCTTTTTATTCAACAGTTCATGAATATCAAAAAATACTTACTCAATTAGACTATGGTACAAATACTACAACAGTAACAAAAGTTGCAATTGATGAAGATACCTATAATAGTCTGGTTGAAGAAACAAAATATTATTCTTTACCTACTGGCGATTTAACTATTACCACAACCAAAGCAGCGGTTAGTGTATATGATTATGAAAATGAATTAAATGAATCTAAAAGAAATATTAAAATTTTAAATTCTTTATATGTTAACGAATTGGAATCACAATTTAAAAAATTAATGTCTAATTAATATGGCTGCACAATTTCCTACTTTAGCTGAAACCTCTGGCGTTTATTATTCACAAGATTTTTCGTTAAAAAGTTTAAATTTTTTAACGTCTAGTGGAAAAACAATCGACTTAAAAAGGGTCATGGTGGAATTTTCTTATTATGAAGATTTGTATAGTTTTTGTACTACCGGTTATATAACCGTTAGTGATTCTAGAGGATTTATAGAACTATTACAATTAACTGGTAGTGAATTTTTGGAAATTAACTTTGGTAAAGTAAAAAACGGACCAAATGATATTGATAAAATTTTTAGAGTTTATAAAGCTGGTAAAAGAGTTCCAGCTGGAAACATGAACACCGAATTTTATACCTTATATTTTTGTTCTGAAGAAATGATTTTATCTGAGCAAAAAAAGATTAGTAAGTCTTATAAAGGTGAAGAAATATATAAAATTGTTAATGATATATTGACAGAACAATTAAAAGTAAATTCTGGTAAAATTGAGAATATTGAAGAAACAAAAGGTATTTACGATTTTATTATTCCAAGATTAAAACCTTTTGAAGCAATTTCTTGGTTATCAAATTATGCCAGACCAGCAAATTATACTGGTGCTGATATGTTATTTTTTGAAACTAAAAATGGATATAATTTTAGGTCGTTACAATCGATGTTTTCTGATGATGCTTACGCAACATACAAATATCAATTAGCAAATCTTTCACCAACTTCACAGAGCGCACAAGATAAAGCAACAACAATAATTCATTATGAAGTTGTAAAAACTTATGATGCTTTAAATCAAATCAATTCTGGAACATTTACAAATAGATTAATATCAATTGATCCATTAACAAGAACATATAAAACAACAGACTTTAATTATAATAAATTTAAATCTCAGGCGAAAACATTAAATCCTGGTAATCCATCAAGTGATTTTAAAAATAGATTTAATAAATTTCAAACTGAAGAATATGAAGGCGTTTTAAAAGTGGCAATTGGTAATGCCAATCAAAAAATGGTACCATATATTAAACAAGCTGAAGATGGAGTTGCTCAAGATATCTTTATTGAAACTTATATACCTAACAGAACAGCACAAATTGCTCTGGCCAATTATACAGTCATTAAAGCTTTAATTCCTGGTGATCCAGGAATAACCGTTGGTCGAACAGTTAATTTAAATTTATATACATTAAGACCTTTAAGCAATAAAAAAGAATTGGATAAATTTTATTCCGGTAAATATTTGATTGTTGCTGTTAGACATTTACTTTTGGCTCAAGGTTCATACCAAACTGTATTAGAGTTGGCCAAAGATAGTTCTGCAACAACATATCAAAGTGATGTAGAATCTGTTGACCAAATAGAAGCGGCACAATCATGAACAATTTTATAGGAAAAGATGGATTCAATTGGTGGGTGGGTGTTGTAGAAAACCGAACAGGAGATCCATTAAAATTGGGTCGGTGCCAAGTTCGTATTTTTGGTCATCACACAGAAAATAAAATATTATTACCAACAGAAGATTTGCCTTGGGCTTTACCTTCTTTACCAACAAATAATTCTCAAAATTTTTCAGTTCCAAAAGAAGGTGATTATATAACAGGATTTTTTGCTGACGGAGAATCTTCACAAAGTCCTATTATGACGGGTGTATTACCTGGATTAAAATCACTGGTATCTGGTCAATCAGGATTTCAGGACCCAAGAACACCAGAAGAAATTGATTCTGCACCAAAACCACCTGATGGTGTTATATTGGAAACTGTTGG